AGGCGACCATCCTGTCCGGTAATGACTGTGCGGCAGCTGGGAACTTGCTGCAAGAGAACAGAGGTGGTGGGGATGTTCTGAGAACCGTGGAGTGCGATGTGGAACGTGAGGCACACGTTCTGAAGTGCTGCGCGGGGGACGATCTCAATCTGAGCGTTCTCCCAGAGACAGTTAGAGAAGTTTGCAAAGTTGGCTACAATTTGGGAATTCTGGTGGAGAACGCGTGTAGTGAGATTCTCATGCGCCACGTGTCTCATAGTTCCAAGTTGGAGACGCACTGGGCGAGAAGCATTAGTTGGCGGGGTGTGCAGGAGCAGAGCCGTCACCTTGTTCGTGGAATCGGACATTTCGATCTTTGCGCCGGAGCTTATGGACCTGGGAAACTAGGCTTTGTAGTTTCTCGTTGAGGGCAGGTTTGTCAGACTTCTCGGCGGTGAGAAGTTGTGATCGAAGTTTCTCGATTTCAATCTCTGAGAGCTCAATCTCAAGAGCGTTGGTAGTGTAAGCCACAGGGGTCTCGAAATGGATTTTCGAGGAGGAGGGTTCCAGTAGTTCTAACCGTTCGAGGGCGCGTTCAATAGTGGCAACTTGAGCTACGGAGATCTGATAGCCGTGGAACTTGCCGTTGCGCACTGAAGTTTCGCGAGTGATCTGGTCGATGATGTTCTGTATTTGGTGAGCCATAAATCAGAACCTGTGTATCCGTTGAAAGATGTTGTCGAAAAGACGAGAATCACGTAATCTCAAAACCCCCATTCGTGAAATCACAGATGCTGCGATGCGAACGGGTTTGGCTTCAAGCATCCAGACCTCGCTGAGAGCATTGTTGAGGGCGACGATTCTTTCTTTTGTTGCGGAATCCAGGCTGTTCATGATGCGGTCTAGAACCTCGACGAGGGAGCGAGTTGTGAGCAAAAGGCGGAACCTAATAGGGCTATGCTTGACGAAGTAGCGGATGAGATAGAAATGGGAAGCGAGAGAAAGCTCATCCAGATGCTCATAGACATGATCACCAAGGTGGTAACCAATCGCCACCTCGGACAAAAGACTCGGAATGACTTTGTTTTCCTCTCGTCGATCGCGAGCAATGAGAAGTTTGGCGAGAACGACGCGGGGCTCTTTGATAGCTCCGTGAGGTGTGATGAGCCAGCTGCAAAAAGTCGCCGTCTTCACTCGCTCAGGTTTAGCCTCGATTGTGAGGAAGCGTTTGATCCGCTGCCAGCCTCGCCTTTCGGGAAACACGCCGTTGATGGCGAGATCGTCTCCAGCGACCATGAGGGGTGTGTCTGATGGCATCTCATATTGACACCCTACCAACGCGGTGTTGATATCGGAGTTGAATAGGAGGGTGGGACCTTCCCCAGTGAATCGCATGACGGCGAGAGCACCGAACTGGCATGTTAAGGACAGCTTGAGCTCCTCATAGTAGAGGATAACATGCTCTGGAATGTGGAAGGTGCGCATCTTGAGAATCTCCATGGCAAGCGCTTCACCGGTTTGTGACTGGTCAAAAGCTGAATAATCATTTGTGCTGTTGAGCTCAGCAGGTTTCCAATTCTTTTGACACC